GTTTGAGGATAGTCAACAAAACAGGTTTCCAGTATTCTAGGCCGACTGCCGTCTTCTTCAGTTCTATCACACAGTATCCAAGTAGGATAGTCTTTGAATGTTTCCAGCCAGAATCGCAAGCAATGTACTGCATGCATATCCATTCTGTCAATTTTCAAAAACACATTGGTTTTCATTTTGTTTTGGTTCCCATTAGTGCTGCTCCATAACCATAATGCTTTTATCCAACCATGGAAGCACCAGATCACGCTGTCTTAGTTTTCCATACTTGTGAATACCATCAACTGCACACTGAGGCAACAATTCAGTTTGTTCTACAAGTTTGTAAATGTTAGTTTCTTTTGGATCCATTGGCTCAACATCGCTCTTATACACAATTGCATACAGCCACGGGTCTCCAGGTGTTTTCTTAAAGAATCCGCTGCGGCAATCCCAACCGTTGACAGCCAGCATATAGATTAACTGTGGCATGGTGTAGTGATACTTGTGGCCCAAGGACAGATTGTATTCTTGAATGTGATATTCTGTGTTAACAGTTTGTGGTACTGCTATAACCAACATAGCATCTTTTTCTGCAATATGCCACCAATTTGACAGTGCTCGGTATGGATTTAACAAGTACTGCAACCGATCATAACACCATACTATATCAAATGGTTTTTTAACATTGTTTAAGGTTTCAATGTCATGATTTTGATATGATATGCTACTATGTTTAACATTGAGTTTTTCAAATGTGTTAACGCCAACACATTTAATTCCTAGTGGAGTTTGTGTTTCGTCTCGTGTGGTGGCATTTGCCCACCATAACATATCAGTTGCTTCAACATCGCAGCCAAGATCAATGACACGCCCAACACTGTCCATAAAATCATCATATTCATACATGTAACTCAGTACATTTTTAAAACTGTGTTCATGCTTTTCGTGTGGACTGCCAAATGAACTCATTGATTATTACCCTTACAATTGCTTACTGTTATGTATGCCGTTTATAAAGAGCAAGTAGAAATTATACCTGAACGTCTTCCATGCCTGCTGTGCGTAGACGCACAATGTGACCCATTTGCCACTGCTTGGTGTCTAAGCCTTTCATGATGCCTAAATACTTGTTACGCAACAGTGCAACTTCGTTGATCAGTGTTTCAAAGTCAATGACTTCATCTTCGCCATCTACATACTTTTCTGCATCGCGACTTGTCAACGCACGGGCATATCCTTCCAAATACTTTTGAAAGTGCTTGCGTCTGATCTTGCGTAGTTGTATGTTGAGGTAGTTAAGCACCGCTTCAATCTCTTGTAGTTGATTGAAACGATGCTCAGTGATACCTGGTAATGCTTTGATGTTTTTTTCAATGAGGCCGCCAACACGGCACTCACTTTTAGCAACTTCCAGTTCAGCTTCAAAATGTGTAATAAAGCCAGGAATGTTGCCAAGATTGTTTGTTACCTTGCTATACCACATGTGTATTAATACTCGTCGTAGTCAAATTCGCCGTCATCATTGAATTGGTCAAGCAGTTCATCTTCCTCTTCCTCTTCGATGTCGTCCTCATCATGTACCCCAAGATAATCACCAACAGCCATTTTGATTGCACCATCAAATTTAAATGCATCTCTGATTTCATCGGCGCTGTGATGTTCCATTAAGATTGCTACTACTCCGTCAGCAGCTTCCCTAATATCGCCATTGTCAATTATTGAAGTGCGGCATTCTTTCCACACCATTGCAGCTAGCTCTAATGACATTTTGTTGTTTACTCCTGTGCTTCTTCGATTTCGTCCACAAATACTTCAGCTGGCGCTTCAGTTTCGTCAGGAATACTTACCTCGTTAGCAAGTTTTGTAAACTCTAGCATTAATTCATCCAAGCAACCATTTTCATTGCGTTCCCATGCTTTGCGGAATTGAATAATTTCGCTGCCATCTGCTCTGATAAAGCTCAATCTGTTGCCTGACTTTTTGAGCAGGTCAGTTGATTCAGCAAGATCAACAAGTCCACTGTACGGGTTCATGCCAGTTTCATAAGGAATCTTAACTTGTACACTTTCAAACGGTTTAGCATAGCGTGTTTTCATAACTTTACATGCTGCACGAATACCTTTTACTTGACTAATCTTGTTGCCATCTTCATCTTCTTTGAGTTTGAGTTTGCGCATTGCAACAACAATACTACTAGCATAGATAAAGCCTTGTCCGCCCGAAATCTTGTCATCAGGATCAAACATATCTTGCGATGCATATGTGTGATTGGTACATACCATGCCCACATTGTAACTGCCAAACATGTTAACAGTGTTACGCACCAGTGCTGTTAGTGCTTTAGGCTTTCTACCCAAATCACCTTTGAGATCACCGCTATCAAATTGGTTAATGTCAGTGGGTGTAAGCAACATACCCAAACTGTCAATTACAAACAGTACCTTTGGGCGTTCGCCGTCGGCTAATGCTTTATAGTCTTTCATAAAAGTTGAAATTGTTTTAGCAACATCATCGATCATGCTCATTGAAAGTTTAAGCAGTTTGCTTTCGTCTGTGTCGACACCTAGTGCTTGTAACCACGCTTCATCTAGTGCGTTCTCACTGTCAACTAGTACAACAAAAATACCTTGCTCTTGTGCTGCCTTTACAATGTTACCCGAGGCAAAGTAACTTTTACCTGCGCCTGATTCTCCAGCAAACACTGTAACTTTGCCTAAAGGTACACCTTTGTGGAAATCGCCTGAAATCAAATAGTTTAGTGCATAATTGCCTGTGCTGATCCAGTCTGTGGGATCGTTAAAGCCAATTGACAACCCGTCAATGCTTTTTGTAATGTCCTTGCGGAACTTGCTTACGTCAAATGGTTTTGCCACTATATTCTCCTATGTGTTCTCTCATTGCATTTAAATATGCTATTTCCCAATCTAATGTGCATTTATTAGTATTATTATAACATTGTTCTTTCATTTGATCAAGCCAAATTAAGTATTTTTTATTATGGCTTAGTACCCAACTATAAAAATTATTGCTTAATGTTTTGTTCCAACTCCATTCTAATAGTTCGGCAACCTCTTTTAACCTATCAAAATTTTGGTTAAAATAGTATTCTCCAAGATCGTATATAATGCTACCATTCAGTGGTGCATTGTAAGTCTCCTTGCAGTATTTAAGTTCGTCAGCATAACTTTTTTGCAAGAGTTCTACAAAGTTAGTTTGTGTTACTACATTTACTGCCGGTTTATACACACTTTTTATTTCTTCTTGTACATACTGTGGAAGTGAATGTAGATGTGTGTAGCTCTTACATTCTGGCCAAGATGGATCTTTGTAATTTGCATAAAACTCTTGCCATGCATCGTCAAACTTATTGAATTTAAAGTTGAAGAATTGTTTGTAGTTTTTAACGGTTGGATATGCTTGCCACCATTTCTCATAACCAAACTTTGTTTTTAACAACTCGCTCCAATCATGTGTCTTAATTTCTAGTATGATATTACATTCGTCAAAATATGATTGATTATAATGTTGTGCATCAAGATTTGTGTTGTTATATTTGCAAATCCTGTGTACATTGCCCTGTCCATCATTTGGACTAGTGATATTATCAAATGGTGTATCTACTTTATCACATGCAAAAAGTATGTGTGCAAGAATGGTATTTCCACCAGCACCATGGCGATAATCTATTATATTTTTCATTTAAAATAGTTCTTTTTTGTATATTTCTTAAAAATAAGTGAGGGCAAAGTCATTGCCCTCACTGCTAGTTAAGATGCAGACTGTCTGCTACGAATCATAGCAAGAATGTCTTCTGCTTTGTTGCCGCTATCTGCTGCTGGAGCAGGTGTTTCAACTGGAGCAGTTGGTGTTGCTGGTGCAGTTTCAAAAGGAACATCTTGTGATACTGCTGGTGCTGCTGCAGGTGCTGCTGGCGCCGCTGGTGCTGAGCCCAAGGAGCCTTGTGGTGCTGCCATACCTGCTGGACGGAAGTAGTTGCCCCAACGCTCTGCGTCATAGCTTTGTCCATCAACACTGGCTTCGAACATCTCTTTCATTACTTTAAGAGCTTCTTCGTCTGGACGCTTTGGCAAGAAATCACCCAGATTATACAAACCTTGTGATTCAATTGCTTCTGCTTCCTGTGCCGTAAGTGGTGTCTCTTTGCGAGCCCACTTTGATGTGGAATAGTCAGCGTATCCACCTTTGCTGGTCTTGCTAATGCGGAAGTCCAGGCCACGTTCGTAGTCTGTTGGAAGTTCTTCCAACTCCGGATCCATCAATGCTGACTTGATAGTCTGGAAAATCTGAGGACCAATAATAAAGCGTCGAATTGCTTTTTCGCTTTTGTCATCAGCAATTGGGTTTTC